CCTTAACTAAGGAATTAGTTATAGCCAGAGGATTAACGAAAATAAGTCAAGATCTTAACAAAGGTACATACTTTGATCCTAAAGGTCCCGAAGCGGATCTGAAGGAGGCACGAACTTATCCTAACGCAAGACAATTAGAACAAAGAAGCACTATTAGCCAATTCTTTATAGGTAAAAAGGAACAACCACAACTAACTGCTCATAAAAACCCAATTAAACCTTTGGGTATATTAGGCGGTTTATATTATGGATATGCTAAAATATTTAACGATCCATCATCTAGTGGTTTTAAATCCTTTATTAAAAAGAATCCATGGCTATTACCAGTATTGGTTGGTGCGGGTACAGCAGGCTCTCTATTAGCCCAAGACAGAACTTTTAAAAAGAACGCTAGTAAGATTACTCAAACAGAGCGCTTTTTAAGAAACTCTTTACTAACAGTACCTACTTCTTATTATTTTGCAGGGAGTAAGGAACACGACGCAAGACAAGGAAAACCGCTAACTTCTGTAGAAGACTTTATTAGAAAACACCCAGTATTAATTGGTGTTGGAAGTTCATTAGCTTTAGCTTCTGGACAAAAGAAAATGCAGAAAGCTTTTAAAGCGGGTAAAAACTTTTTTAAAAAGTCTGGATTCGTGGGCCGTATGGACCAGGAAAGCGTAGATCTAGTCTATAACGATTTAATTAATTAATAAACCTAACGGAGGAAAATCTAATGGGACTTAATATTGATCAAATCTTGAAATCTTTAGAAGAAGAAAAAACAGCTGAACAAACTTTTAGTGATGCTTTAGAGTCTAAAAATGAAGACGCTAAAGAAGTAAAAGAAGACGCTACAGAAGAAGTGAAAGAAGCAACTGACGAAGCTACTGAAGAAGCAACTGAAGAGAAATCTGAAGAAGCTGCAGAAGCTACTGAAGAAGCTACTTCAGATTCTGATGATTCTGCTGAAGAAAGTAAAGAAGAAGAAAAAGAAGCATCTGATAACTCCGACGATGATAATGATTCATCTGAAGAGTCCAACGCAGATGAAGCAGAAGAAAGCTCAGAATCTAATGAAGAAGCTAATACCGAAGAATCTAACGATTCCAATGATGATGACGAATTAGGCAAAATAGCTGAAGAATTAGATGCGAAAGGCAGAATTATGGCCAGAGCATTCGTCGATGAGTTAAATAAACTTGCTGAAGCTACTGTAGATGCAGTTGCTGAAGATGTTGCATCAGAAGATGCACCAGCTGAAGAAGCAAGTGAAGAAGTTGCTGAAGAAGCAACAGAAGAAGTAGAAGCTCCAGCAGAAGAAGTTGCTGAAGAAGCTACAGATGATAATAATGAAGAGAAGACTGCTGAAGACAATGATCCTGCAGTTAAAATCTTAACTAACCTATATAATACATACTTTGGAGAAGATAACAATGAGTAATCTATTAGACGCATATAACAATATGTTAGAAACTAGAGCTGCTGACGCTGAAGAAGCAGTAAAAGAAGCTGAAGCGACTCAAGAAGTTGATGAGAGAGTTGAAGTCTTAGCTAAATATGCTGAAGCTGCAGATAATCTGTTAGCTGAAGAATATGGTGAAGATTATAACGAGGATGATGTTGAAAAATTAGCAACTCTTATGATTAACTATGACATCGAACAAGAAGACGCTATGGATAAAGTAGCTGAATTCGAGCAAGCAGGCCAAATTATGGCACATGCTTTTGCACAAGAATTAGATCGTATTTCTAACGAAGACGACTCTGATAACGAATAGTAAATTGCTTTTAAGCAATAAATAATAAAGTAGCGAGGTAAAGAATGGACTCAAAATTACAAAAAGAAGCAGCTCAAGCCATCAGAACACTGCAGAATAGTGTAGATGAATTGACCGGAGAGCTGGAACAGATTAAAACTGCCGAAGAGCTCGTATTAAAGCTGGTCAAGGCAGGGAAGCTATCTGTTGAAATGATTGAGAGTACATTAGCCGAGCTCAAAGCTAAAAGTAAAGAGGAGTTGGAGGTTATTAAGAAGGCTTCAGAGCTTAGTCCCAATGCGGACTCAGGCGAATTATTTGGCCGACTCAGTGACCGACCCGCAGACGATGGGTCCTTGGATCCATTGACTCGTTTACTTTTAGAAGACATATAAATTAATAAAACGGAGGATATATCCAAATGTTAAAAATCTTATCAAATATTAATAATTGTGTAAGATGGGACGTAGATTGTGGATCAACTGACTGGCCTATGGTATCTGGTGTAACTGGATCATTTGTAGGTTTCGACGCTTCAGGCGCGACTAGACCAATTGCTGCTAAAGCATGCGCTCAAGTATGGTCAGAAGGTAACAGAGACGGCTCAGCAGGATTCTCCCCTGATACTAAATCTACAGGCAAATTGACTGTGATAGCTGGTTCATACAGAGCATTAACTGACCAGTTTAATTCTTGCACAGTAAATTCACCATTAAAGATTGATAACTTAGGAAGACTTACAGACGGAACTGCTGGTACAGACCAGATAGTTGCTTACTGTACTAAAGCTTCTCATGCTATCACTAAATCTGTTAATGGCGTTCAATCATCTGTAAATGTAATCGAATACGTAACCCTATAGGAGGAATAGAAAAATGTCTAACAATATATCTGCTAGTACTATAAATGAACTATTCTTGCAGAAGTTGAATTCTCCTGAAGGGCTAGAAAAGGTTGCTCAGGAAGGATCCGCTTTTATAAGACAGAAACTTAGAGAAGTTTCTTTCGCAAGAAAAATAATGAACCCACAATATGTGACTAAAGCTGATTTACAAAGATCTGTAAATCACGACGGTTTAGTAAAAATCGTTGATATCGAGCCAGATTCTAAAGCTATGGCAATCAACTTCAGAGGCGACTCTGATTGGAACTATGTAACAGGTGATAGATTTGAAATACCTTTCTACATGATTAGTTCAGAAGATTTCCAAAAGACTGAAGAAGAGCTATTGGCTTACGATATGCCTTTAACAGAAGTAATTGAAAAGAATTCAGTTCTAGATATTCAAAGAGTTGAAGACAGCAAATTCATCACAGCAGCAGCTGCAGCTTCTACAGCAGCTTCTAATGACGTAACAGTTGGTGCTCCAGCAGCAGGCAACGGTGAAATCTCTAAAGAGAAGATGAAAGAGATGTTTGATAAACTTGATGGAAATAACTTAAGAGCTGAAACTATTTTGATGAGCTCAACATCATTCAACAGATTGTTCTTATATAGTGCAACTACTGTTGGTGACGCAGTTGGAAGTGAAGTTAGTGTAAATGGCTATACTTACTCTACTCTTTTTGGTAGAAAGTTAGTTGTTACTAACAAAGCTGATTTACTTGGTGGCACTGGTGCTACAGAGAAAATCTACTGCTTTGCTGGTCAAGATTTCTTAGGTCAATTCAATGTGCTTAACGATGTGAAATTCTGGATCGAAAAGAAAAAGAATATCGTATCTTGGGCTGCATACGAAAGTATTGGTATGGGTATTGGAAATCAGAATGCATGTGCATCATTATTGCTATCTGAATCTTAAACCTAACTAAGATTCTTTAATCTTACACGCAG